CCTGTGGGCGACGATGAGTACACCGACCTGTGCCATGCGGTGCAGAACGTGGCATATCTAAACATCAGTCGCAATGCGCGTGTCACGGCGAGCCAAGCAGCGGACTATGCCGAGGCTGTAGCTTCAACGCTTGTGCCTATGTCCGAGGTAGAGATGGTGCAGATAGACCATCATGCGCACAAGCGCGTCCTTGAGAATCTACTAGGCAAGTTCTTGCCTTTGGTTCAGAACTACAGCTACGCCAAGCGCGTCAATTGGGAGAGACGCATGGATAAGTTTGTCGATGCACGCGTTGACCGCATCATGCGCAAGGCAGGGGTGCGCAGCACGCTGTACGCACACTACAAGAACCATCAGTTGCGTGAGCATGAGATCAAGAACGTGATGCACTATCGCAAGCAGCTTGGGGTGTACGTAGCCCAAGGCGTGCAGCACCATGACTGGCACGATGATATTTTCTACTACCTCAAGCGACTGTATGGCTACAGCAGTATGTTCGTGGACTCTGACTTCCTGTCCAAGCTGTCCGATATGTCCGGCGGTGAGGCATCGTATGAGATATGCGACTGCGGTCACATCGAGGTCGTTGGCAATACGCACGATGTGCGTAACGATACGTGGTGCGCGTCGTGCTTTGCTGATGACACTGTGTTCGTTGAAGACCAAGACGAGTACTGGCCCCGTGATGATGCGTACTACCACGAGAGCAACGGCCTGTACTATTCGTACGAGGAGTCGAACGATGACGATGACGATTACGACACCGACGACAACGACGAGGAACCTAGTGGCCTCATGTCGTACAGCACCAACGTGCTGCGCCACTTGGAGCGTGATGTGTCCATCCACTCGGGGCCGTTCGGCAACTTCACACTAGGCGTTGAGCTTGAGATGTGCGCTGGTGGTCGTAGCTCTATGCGTGATGCCATCGAGGATGTGCGTGACCAACTCGGTGAGGACTACTGCATCGCCAAGTCTGACGGCTCGCTGCCTAGCGATGGGTTCGAGATCGTTACTGCGCCGCGTGGTCTTGATGAGCACATTCGCAGGTTCAAGTCTTGGCAGGTCAAGTCAGGCTATCGTGCATGGAACGCTGGTACTTGTGGGCTTCATGTTCACATCGACTCGCGTGCCTTCACGCCGATGACGCTTGGCAAGTTCCTCATGTTCATCAACGATGACAACAACGCTGACTTCATCCGCAGCCTAGCTGGTCGCCATCCCAAGACCGATAGCCAAGCGCGTCACTACTGTGCAGCCGATGACCAGTCGCTGCTCACCAACCCCAAGACCGCAGTCAAGGGCAAGGATAGTGCGCGCTATCGCATGGTCAACGTGTGCAACATGGACAGGGACGAGATGACTCGCCTCGGTATTGACCACTACAAATTCGACACGAGTGGGCGCAAGTTCAATACTGTCGAGTTGCGTATCTTCAGGGCATCCCTCAAGAAGGAGCGACTGCTTGCGCAGATCGAGTTCACCCATGCTGCGGTTATGTTCGTGCGCTCTGCATCGTATCGTGACCTCACGCATGGTGCGTTCAAGGGCTGGCTTGCCAAGTCGTATGCGTTGTACCCGCACCTCGCTGCGTGGTACGAGGTTGCGCCCAAGAAGAAGGCCAACCCCAATGCTGTCGCGGTCGTGTCCGCTGACGAGACAACTGTTTAATTAACTATTCAAGGAGAATCTTATGTGCCTAATCATTACTGGTAAATCTTCTCAAGTCCGCGCTACCCTACTGGAGACCAAGGGTATGCTCAAGGACATCTACACATCCAACTCGGATGGCATCGGCTATATGTATGGAACCAAGGACGGCCTCAAGGTTGTCAAGTTCCTGCCCAAGTCGATGGCCGATGCCGAGGCGTGCATCAAGCGTATGCCTAGCGATGAGCGTGACATTGCTATTCACTTTCGCATGACTACGCATGGTGACACAGACCTGACCAACTGCCATCCCTACGACATCGTGCCGGGCTACATAGCGATGATGCACAACGGCGTGCTGCATACGGGCAACAAGCCGGACGAGAGCAAGTCCGATACTTGGCACTTCATCAAGGACTACTTGGCCTCGCCCATTGCTGAGCATCCCGACATGATCTTCAACGACTCGTTCTTGACTATGGTTGCTGACTTCATTGCCAACAACCGCTTCGTGTTCATGAACGGCGAGGGTCGTATGTCCCATGTCAACTTCGATCAGGGTGTCGAGCACGATGGTATGTGGTTCAGCAATACCTATGCGTGGCGTCCCTCTGCGCTCATCCCCAACTACTACATGGGCGCATCCAAGGGCTGGCGTGGTAATGGGTACGGGTACAGCGCATACGATGACGCTGACGACTACGACTACACCTATGACCACAAGCATATCGGCAACGTCAAGATGGTCAGCGCACACCACGCTGCGTACAAGGAGGACGACTATGAGTGGACGACTGACGAGCAGCAAGCCGCTGGCATCTGCCAAGCTATCCATGACATAGAGGTTGACGCTGTGTCTGCGATGATGAACGCATACCCTGACGTTGCGCTGCCTATTGTGTTTGCCATGATGGTGCCAAGCGAGTCCAAGTACAACCACCACCATGCCGTCAGCGCTCGTGAGAAGTACCTGATCGACCTCATCATCGAGCGCAATGTCGAGGAGCTTATCGAGTATGCCTACTCCACTGCTGCTGCGCCGCAGATACTGGCCGAGGTGCTGTGCTACTACTGCGACTGGACTGGTGTTGAAGAGTCTGTGTAAGTAAATCGGTTAGCGGCCTGCCGTCTCAGGCCGCGTGTTACTAGGAGAATGATATGAGTGAATACAACGGCTGGACTAACTACGCTACATGGCGTATCAACCTTGAGCTATTCGATGGGGTGCACCCACTCGATTTAGTGGGGACAAGCGCACCCCCTGTATGGGATCTAGCAAACGCACTGCGCGATGACGCGCATGAGCTTATCGAGTGCCAATCAACCGAGGGCTTAGCGCGTGACTACGCAATGGCGTTCTTGAACGAGGTGGACTGGGAAGAGATAGCCCGCAATATGTTATCTGACGTAGAGGAAGAAGAGAACTTAGACATTGACTTAGACGGCGGGTTGAGTGCCGTTAACGAACAAGGAGAAACGAAATGATAACCATATCCAAGGCCGTCATCGAGGGGTACGTTGACGAACTGCTTAACAAGGCTCAGTTGGGCACAGAGGGTAAGACTCTTAGCAAGGCTGAGTGGGAAGCCGTGCAAGAAAAGCTCTGGCGTATCAAGCACTACATCGACCAAGGAGGGAACATTCATGAAATCTCTTGAAGCGCGGGAAAGCATCCGGCGGGGGTACATCAAAGCTATGTGGAGCCAGCTTTGCCGTCAGGTGCAGATGGCCCAACGCATACCCAAAACCCGCATCAAACGCTACGAGCAGGCAGCGGCAGCAGAAGCCCTGACTGCCTACGCCAAGGAGTTCACTACGCCGCCTGCCAAGCGCAAGCTGGAGACCTACTTGGCCTACGTGGCCCTGCTCGACAAGCTACTGGCCAAGCTGCGTCACTACAGGGACACCGCAAACGAGACACCCCACGCCGTGGCTAGGGGCAAGCAGATGACCACCAGCGGGGGGCATTGGGCCGACTGGATACCACAGGACATCAAGGTCAAGTTCATGCAGGCGCTGGCGGACGTCCACGAGTACCCCGAGGTGCCGATAACTGCCTTCCCGCAGATGGTCTACAAGGTGCCGCCACCCTCCAGCAGGCGCAAGCCCAAGCGGGAGAAAACGCCCATCGAGTTAATGCGCGAGGAGTGCAAGGCGCTCGACAAGGACTACCTGCTTGACCCCACGCCGGAGAAAAAAGTCATATTGGACGCTAAGTTAGCTGCGTTCGAAGAGGCAAAGAAGGAGGTGGTGCGGGCACGATCGCGGGCGCAGTACGCCCAGATAAAGGCCGAGCGCGAGGCGTTCAAAGCGCGCCTCGCCAAGGACTAAAAAATAATTGTCAAACAATAGACAAAAGGGAGCTTTTTCGTTTAAACTATTTTTTCCAACCAACAAGGAGAAGCCAAATGGCAGATATCAAAACAGCATTAGAGCGTGTAATCAACGAGTGGGAGGGCAAGGCGGACAACGCCGCGCCACAGCCACAGCCGCAGGCTGCCCAGCCTACCGAGCCAGCCAAGCCCAAGGCGCACCTGTTCAAGCCAACCAACGGCGTGACGCAGGCTACGTTCGACTTAGTGAAGGCCAACCCGGGCATCACAAGGCCGCAGGCCTATCGGGCGCTGGAGCAGCGGGGTTACAAGCCGTCCTCGACGGCCAGCCTCTTGACGGCATTCATCCTGCAAGGGCAGATGGAGCTTACGGATGGCAAGCTGTTCACCACGAGCAACGAGTACACCCCACTAAAGACAGGCCAAGCGGCCAAGAAGAAGGCAGCCAAGATCAAGCGGCAAGCAACCAAGGCAACCAAAGCGGCCAAGGCAGCGCCAGTGGTGGAGGCAGGCATCGCCGCGCTAAAAAATCCACAACCACTGGCGCAGGTCATGCAACGCAGCGCCATCATCACCACGAACTTCAGCGTGGAGGGCATCATCAAGAACCTGACTATCTATCAGGCCAAAGAGTTGCGCGATGCGCTGAACAACCTATTCAAATAAGGAGAAGCCGATGAACTTTTTTAAATTCCTCAAGAACTATTGGCGTGACATGACACCACTTGAAGTTGTGACCCGTGAGTTAGCGCTGGCCCACCTTGAGAGGTTGGATGCTGAAGGCGCAGTCGAGTACGCCACCGCTGTGCTTGAGTACAACGAGAAACGCATCGAACGACTTAACACCCGCATCAAGGAGTATAAGCAATGAAAGAGAACACAGTAATAGCACAAGACTACACCGACTGGATGGTCAAGACCGGCGGCTACGCCAAGGACATGACGCTGCGCGATTATTTTGCTGGGTTGGCTATGCAAGGGTTAATTGACAGTGATAGTTTATTTTCAGAAATACCACTACAGGCTTACGCTTTGGCAGACGCAATGCTTGAGGAGCGCAGCAAATGAACGAAGAAAAGTTTTGGTTATGCGTGTGGGGCATGATATTGTCGTTTTTAACGGTGCTTGTGTTATGCATCACTGTCAATGCTTATGGGAAGCGTGATAAATGGGAAAAGGCTGTTAGCAATGGCGCTGACCCGATGGTTGTATCTTGTGCGTTGAATGATATAGCTGGCGGTGCAGACGCAGCTATTTGCACAATGTTGGCCCAAGGGAGGAAACCATGAACGAAGCAGACAAAAAATACATGGAGCGCAAGCAAAAGGACTGGGATTACGACGAGCCTGAGCCCAGCGACTACGCGCAGTTCGTGCAGCAAGTCAAGGGCTTGATTGTGTGGTTCCTATTTGGGGTTGGGATTGGCCTTCTTATTTTGGCGGTGTTCAAATGAACGAACAACAATACGGCTTTGGCGAAGCGCCAATCAAAATGGAAGGTGGCATCGCTGACCCTGATGCGTTTACATGGGAGTGCAACTGCGAAGTCTGCAAAGAAAGGTACGCCAAGTGGAAAGATAAATACGAAGAGCAACAGAAAAAACTAAGGGGCGAAGCATGAACATCATTGAACTAGCAAAGCAAGCGGGGATGGAACAAGATGGCGATATGTGGTTTTCTAATATTTATAAAACAGATATGGATGTACACACAAGTCAACTTGAAGCCTTTGCCGCCTTGGTAGCAGCGCATGAGCGTGAGGCGTGCGCCAAGATTGCGGAAATTGCAGAGCCGTACCAAGCGGCTGATTTAATCAGAGCAAGGAGCAACACATGAAAGTCAGTGAACTAATCGAGAAGCTGCAAGCACTTGACCCTGACCTGCGTGTCGTGGTCGATGGCTACGAAGGCGGCGTTACAGACACGAGCCATATCACAGTGTTAGAGATCGCGCTCGACGTCAACAAGGAGTGGTACTACGGCCCGCATGAAATCCTAGAGGCTGATGAAGACAACGCGCAGTACGAAGGCCACGAGCGTGTTCAAGCCGTGCGCATTTTCTGAGGAGTAACACATGACTGAAACACAATATTTGACAATACTAGGGACTATTTGGGTTGCCCCGTATGTAAACAAATGGTATGCAATAGTCACAGGCGTTGTTTTGCTGGTTATTTCTTTGTGCAAATCAGTGGGGTGGCTATGAACATCATTGAACTAGCAAAGCAAGCGGGGTTTTCAGACGCTGATGACAAAGGTGTTTGGATTACAGATGGCTACTGGGACAAGGAACTTAAAGCCTTTGCCGCATTGGTAGCAGCGCATGAGCGTGAAGCCATTATGAAGTCAATAGAAGAACTGCACCCAGTAGAGAACAATCCCCTACTGCAAACTAAACCCGCTGTTTTTTGGATTGAAAATTTTAGGCAGATTGTTTACGCAAGGAGTAACACATGACAGGCTACGAATCAAAGAAAGCAGCAGCGCAAGCCAAGTTGGAAGATGACGATACGCAGGTATATCAAACAGAGTTAACCAAATTGCTTATGGAAAGCTATGACAAAGGTGTAGCAGACGCATTGGCAGAAACCAAAGCAGCCTTAGCACAGCCAGCGCAGGAGCATGTCGCGGTGCAACACCACGACGATACGCTGACGATTGCATACCAAAGTGGTTTCTACGACGGAAAGAAAGCAGCACAGCGCCCTTGGGTTGGATTGACGGATGGTGAAAGATTAGAAGCCGCTGGAATTGATGCGGCTGGAATTGATGCGGCAGATGAATGGTTTTGGGAAGTTGTCGAAGCCATTGAAGCCAAACTAAAGGAGAAGAACAATGGGTGAACGACTAATACCAAAGCTGGACAGACTTGGCGCGGAGGCTGGCATCAAGCAGATGACGCCCGAGATATATAACTTTGCCATGCTGGTGCGTGCTGATGTGGTAGCGCAGTGGCCTGAGCGCCCGTGGGTTGGGTTGACTGCCGAAGAAGCCGTTGAATGCTGCACAATAAGTGCAATACAAACGTGGAAAAACTTTGAAGCCAAACTCAAGGAGAAGAACACATGACACCTGAACAATACGACAAAATGGCTAAGCAGTTTGAACTCAAGGCAGACTTCTACGCGCCCGACACCGTTATCGTGGAGGGGCAGACCCCCGCCTACGTGGAGTACCAGAAGGAGATGATTAACCGGCGCATGGGCGAACTACAACTCCTGATCGTGCGCACCATAGACACCCTGCAAGCCCGCAGCACTGAGCGTTTGGGTGTAATCGACAACCTGCTGCGCGAAAACAAATCCCTCAAGGACAAACTAAAGGAGCAGGCGGAATGAACCCACCTCCCCAATACCGCATTCGCATGCTGCTGCAAAAGTACCATGACGGCTTGACCCTGCTGGACATATCAAGTTACCTCAACATGAACTACACCAACGCAGGGCGTATCCTAGAGAAGATGCCCGATGCCTACATCGACCGATGGATTCCCAAGGTGGGCAAAGGCCGAGGTAAGTGGAGCGCAATATGGTGCGTTATAGTGCCTCCAGAGAATTGCCCGATGCCTTTTGGAGTACACGATGACCGAGCATGAACAGAACCTACGGGACTTGGCGGCTATCTTTGCTATGGCTGCGCTGCTAGTCAGGAACAAGTACGACAACCACCCGCACGAGCAAGCACTCGATATTGCCAACGCCTTCATGGCAGCGCGGCAGGCCGAGGGTGAAAGCGGGCTGGCCGCAATCAAACCCACACGCAAGAGAAAGGAGACGGAATGAAACAGAAAGACCTACCCAACTTCGCCGCTTGGAGTAACAAGAACCTAGCGGACTTCTGCACCGAGGCGTACATCCGCATGCAGGAGCAGCAAGAAGAGATCGAGCACCTAAAGCTGGACGCCAAGGCCGCGCTGGAGGCGGCGCGTAGGGCAATGGTGGAGGGTAGCAAATGACGCCCGAGGGTCTTGTCAAGAAGAAGATCAAGGCGCTGCTCGTGCAACACAACGTCTACTACGCCATGCCCCTCGGGGCTGGCTTCGGTGCGGCGGGTGTGCCTGACTTCCTGTGCTGTGTCGATGGCGTCTTCCTAGCGGTGGAGGCCAAGGCAGGCAAGGGCAAGACCACACCGCTGCAAGACAGACAGATTGCAGCAATCCAAGCAGCAGGTGGCCACGCGTTGGTCATCCGCGAGACAAACATAAACGAACTAGAGGAGAAGATACTATGGATAAGAAAGAATTCCACCGCATCAGCGATGTGATCGAGGGCTGCATTGAGAACATGAACGAGATGCGGGTCGAGGCCATGCTGCGTATGTTTGAGTCAATAGCAAAAGCCTACGCCGACAAAGACCATGGGATGATCCTGCTTGAGTTGTTGGACGATGGCGTGATGCTGTCCAGCGTCAACGTCGATGAGGTCATTGCTGCTGAACTTATTGGGGCAATGGCTATCAAGATGCAGCGCGACATTATGTACGGCGCACCAGCCAAGGAGATGTTTAATTGAGCGCTCCCTACGACCGCATCTTGACTGCGGACTTTGAAACATACTGGAACAGCAAGACCTACACGCTGTCCAAGATGACAACCGAGGAGTACATACGTGACAAATCTTTTAACGCGTTTGGATGCTGCTTCCATGAACTTGGAAGTGAACAACCTACTCAATGGGTTCGAGGAGACGACCTACCTGAGTACCTATCTGGAATCGACTGGGGACGAACCGCCGTGCTTGCACATAACGCCCAATTCGATGTTTCGATACTCTCGTGGAAGTACGGAGTTACCCCAGCCTTTATCTTCGACACGCTATCAATGGCAAGAGCTTTGCGAGGCGTGGAAGTTGGCAACAGTCTTGCCCGACTTGCATTGGAATTTTCTCTCCCCCCAAAAGGTACTGCTGTTTACTCCACTGATGGATTGGTGGAGCTTACCCCCGCCGTGGAGAGTGAACTTGGTAGTTATTGCGCCCATGACGTATACCTGTGTGAGGAAATATTCAAGCGTCTCGTTGTTGGATACCCTACTTCGGAACTACGCCTCATCGACATGACTTTGCGGATGTACACCGAGCCTGTCTTGCAGCTTGACAAGCTCATGCTAGTCAATGCGCTGGAGGATGAGAAGGAGAAGCGCGAGGAGTTACTGTCAAGGCTGAACGTGACGGACGCTATGCTGGCCAGCAACGGACAGTTTGCTGAGTTGCTTCGCTCCCTCAATGTGGAGCCGCCGACCAAGAAGAAAAAGCCGACGGTCAAGACACCCAAGCCGGTGGGTGTTAACTTTGCCTTTGCCAAGACCGACGCTATGTTCCAAGCCATGCTCAACGGCGACAACGAGGATGTGGCTGCACTGTGCGAGGCTAGGCTCAAGGTCAAGTCAACGACTGAGCGCACACGGGCGCAGAGGTTCTTAGAGATTTCACAACGTGGCCCGCTGCCTGTGCCCCTGTCCTATTACGGCGCACTATCGGGGCGCTGGACAGCCAGCAAGGGCAGCGCTATCAACATGCAGAACTTAAAGCGCGGGTCGTTCCTGCGCAAGGCGATCATGGCCCCCGAGGGGCACCAGTTAGTAGTGGGTGACTTGTCGCAGATCGAGCCGCGCGTGCTTGCGTGGATTGCTGACTACGAGGACATGCTGGACATCTTCAGGTCAGGCGCTGACCCTTACGCTGCGTTCGGTGCGCAAATGTTTAACATCCCCGGCATGACCAAGGACAGCCACCCTGACCTGCGTCAGTCGGCAAAGTCTGCTTTGCTGGGCTGCGGCTATGGGCTAGGCTGGGCATCGTTTGCTCAACAGCTTATGGTGGGTTTTCTAGGCGCACCGCCTGTGCGCTACAACAAGGACTTCGCCCGCAAGCTGGGGGTGGACTCGGCGTACGTGAACAGGTTCATCGACTGGGAGGACAACCTCAAGAAGATGGCGGAGATTCCCCACACCTGCACGGATAGCGAGTTGCTCATCCACTGCGTAGCGGCCAAGAAGATCATCGACATTTACCGCAGCACCGCCCATCCGGTTGCCTCGTTCTGGGAGATGTGCAGCGGCCTTATCGCTTCCTCTCTTGCGCAGGGGCGGGAGTTCAGGTATAAATGCGTTGTGTTCAGGAAGGGCGAGATCGAGCTGCCCAACGGCATGAAGCTCCTGTACCCTGATCTTAGGCAGGTCAAGGACGACAAGGGTCGGGCGCAGTGGGTCTATGGCCCCGATGCGACCAAGCTGTATGCTGGTAAAATAACGAACAACATTGTTCAGGGCGTAGCCCGGATAGTGATGACCGATGGGATGCTCCGCGTAGCAAAGAGATATCCCATCAAAGGCACAGTGCATGACGAGCTTATTGCCGTTGTGCCCGATGCGCAAGTGGATGACGCTAAGACTTGGGTCTTGGCGCAAATGACTATGGAGCCACGGTACATGCCGGGGATTCCGTTGAACGCTGACGGTGGCGCGCACCGTCGTTATGGGTTAGCAAAAGGATAGGAGAAACAATGGCAACAACAGAAATGACACCAATCCCACGGCGTATGCGTGTGGGTAGGAAGATGTACTCGGTCGAGGTAGTCGAGGCGTTGATCGACAAGAACTGCATGGGGCGTGTGCATTACAACGAGCGCCTTATTCAAATTGCATCGCATCGTTCGCCCGGTCGTAAGATTGCCAACGCTGATGTGCGTGATTCGTTTTGGCATGAGACTGTGCATGCAATCTTGTATGACATGGGTCGTGACAATCTGAACCGCGACGAAGCGTTCGTAATTGGTTTTGCATCCCGGCTGTCACAGGCCATAGACTCAGCGAGGTTCTAATGGCAAAGGTAGTGTGGAGTCATTCGGCGCTCAAGGACTATGAGTCCTGTGCCAAGAAGTATTACGAGGTTCGTGTTCTCAAGAACTACAAGTTCACCGAGACGCAGGCCACCATGTATGGCACGGAGTTACACCTTGCAGCAGAAGAGTACATCCGCGATGACAAGCCGCTACCTGAGCAGTTTGAATTTATCAAGGACGCGCTGGACAAGCTGGCCTCATTCCCCGGGCGTAAGCTGGTCGAGCACAAGATGGCGCTGACCGCTGATTTGCAGCCGTGCGGTTGGGTGGGGCCAGAGGTGTGGGTGCGCGGTATTGCTGACCTACTTATCATAGACGACGACAACTTGACAGCGCGGGTCGTGGACTATAAGACGGGCAACAACAAGTACCCTGACCGAGAGCAACTCAAACTCATGGCGCTCATGGTGTTCGCCCACTTCCCCCACATCCGCAAGGTCAACGCAGCCCTGCTGTTTGTGGTCAAGAACGATCTGGTAAAGATCACTGTGACGGTTGACCAAGCCGACAAAGAATGGTGGAATTACCGCCAGCGCGTTGCCCGCATAGAGCAAGCGCATGAGACAGGGGTGTGGAACCCAAGCGCTTCGCCGCTTTGTCCTTGGTGCCCTGTCAAAACCTGTAGCCATCACCCTCAACATTAAAGGAACATTCATGCCTTATAAGAACCCCGCTGATCGTGACACGTACCCTGCGTATGCGCAGAAG